GTTAAATCTGATCGCCCATTGATTTATCAGTTTAACAACAGTCAGTTTACTTAAGTCCTCTTCACTTCTGACCAGTGATGTATAGAGGAAGCCTTTCCCACGTAACTTCAAGAAATCATCAAATCCTGTGATCCTAAATAAGGTCATTGGTCCACCTGGAAGTTTAATCCCAAGTTTATAGTAATCTAAACCAATAATGAAAGCAACCAAATTCTCAAACATTGGATTATACTTAGATTCTTCTAATTGGGTAAGAAATCTACATGACTCATAGGTTAATGGTGCATTGTCCGGCACTCTCCTTTCGTAAGACATCATGCTATTTAAAGTCCTGATAACGGATCTAACTCCCCTAACCACTCCAAAATCATCAATCAAATCTAAGACAAATAAACGTTGACAAAATGTAACAGAGCCTAAACGGTAATATTGCTTTGAAGGATTCATAACGATACCTAATTGTTTAACAATTAGAGTTATTTCATCTAGTTCCACAAATGGTAAGAACCATACTCCATCATCACCTTGAACTGTGCATTTACCAATATTAAATCCGCAAGTCTTAGACCTAACATAGTTGAAAGCAATAATTTGAACAATACAATCAATCAAGTTAGTTAATCCTGAGCCAGATGGAACAGAACCTTCACGTCCCTGGAAACGGCGGCCCGATCCTGCAATTAAGTCCGAATAACAAAAGTATTCACAAATAAGATCTAATTGTTTCCAGTATTTCTCCTGAAAGCCTTGTTTGATTACATAGAACGCAGCATAAATAAATTGCTTATGAATAGAAGTATCAAAAGCAGTTGCGTCAAAACCAAGTAATGGCCATTCAACTTCATCAGAAGATATAAGCATATCCGTGATGGGAACGGAAACATCTTCAACACTTCGCCACATCGAGAACTCATCAAAGTGTTTAAGATGTTCTAATAAAACCGTCTGGTATGTTAGTTCAATCAATACAACTGAATGTGGATACATAAAGACGACTCTCTGTTTAGGGATGTCGCTACCACTAGGTTGTCCTCGCCAACCTAAAGCACTTGGGAATCCTGGCACGGCATTTTCAGAAACGATTGTATGAGCCAATTCCAAATGAGAAAGTCCGGAATGGTTACCAGAAGTGAAACTTGGGAAGCCCCAATTTGTAGTCTTATCGGACTCAATGTAGACTTTCTCTAAAGAGCAAGGTCTAAGTCTTTTAGTAAGCTTAAACTGATTAATTGTATGATTAACAGCTTCAACAAAATTATCTTCACTAGGATAAAATTCGTTACGCTTAAAGTACTTAGCGATATCGGGGATTCTGTCAGAAAGTGACAAGCGAATTGAGAAAGGTCCAACTTTGTCATACTGTTCCAAC